CGCCCTCATCGAGCAAACGCGATGCCCATTGCCGCAACGGCCCAGTATCGATGCCCTGGGCTTTGGCTTCCTGCAGCGCGTTCGGATTACACGGCACCGGACAGACCGAAATTTCGAGCAGCTCCTGCTTGGTGAAGTTGATGCCGAACGGCCGGTCCTTGTCCTGCACGAAGGTCCATTCGAGTGGAATGAAGCCGACGCTGACCGCTTTGATGAAGCCCGCCTTCGCCATGCGATAGATCGTATCCGCGAAGGCGTTGATGTCGGGCGGCATGAATTCGATGTCGCCCATCAGGCGATTGCCCGATGGCGCGACAGCGGACGCGCGACCGATCGGCGGCGAGTAGCTGTCGTGGGCCCACAGCGCCACCGGATTGGCGAGGAAGGTATCGATCTCCCAGCCATTGGCGTCGATGCTGTCGCCCGAGCGGTCGATCGTGCTGTCGCTGAAGACGTAGCGAATCTTGCGGCTGCCATCGGCTGCGACCGCAGGCTCCGCCGTTGCGACCCGCAGCACGGTGCCGTCCGGACGCGCGCCGTTCTTCGCGGACGCGCGGAACTCGTCGACCGTCAAGAGCTTTCGCGTCATGCCTGTCTCCTCAATTCCCGACCAGCGCGGCGAGCGCTCCAAGATTGGTGTTGTCGCCGAGGTCGTGAACGACGGCGTGGAAGCGTTCGGTGCCGAGCACGGCGATCTGATCCTGGTCGAGGTAGCGATCCGCCGAGCGGGCAAGCGTGATGCTGCGGCGCTGGCCGAGCGCGCCACCGAGATACATGTCGCCGAACGCCAGCATGACTTTGCCGGACAGCGTTGTTGAGATCAGCGGCAGCTTCTGCGTCAGGATGACGGGAAAGCCGAGATAGTGCGGCGTCAGGATGCCGTCGGTCATCGACATCGGCAGATAACCGGTGCCGCCGGCGAGCCGGCAGAAGGTCTGTGCGAAGCACGTCTGCGAGCAGAACCACGCCGCATTGGGGACGGCCGCCGCCCGCACCGAGCTCATCAGATTGCCGAGGTCGGTCGAAGTGAGCGTTAGGAAGGTATTGTCGCCCGAGGCCGCTGTGACCTTCGCCTGGGCATGGTTGCCATCGAGCACGATGGTGCCGATGCCGCGCATCTTGCCGTAGGCCGATGTGCCATCGCCGTTGAAGGCGCAGTCGTCTTCCTTCGCGGCGAATGCAAACGCGATCTCGTTCGCGACAAAATCGACGACATCGACGATCGAATCTTCCTCGATCTCACTGGACAGCCGAATGAGTGATCCGATCTTCTTCGCGGTCAGGTCGATGCGGTCGACGTTGGCGAGCGTCTCCGTGCTCGCCATGTTCTCGCCGATGAAGAACGCACCGGTGCCTCCCGGGCGCCGCGGCACGCTGGTGTTGTCCGACGCCATCGGCACGATGCGCGCGCGGCGGCGAAACGCGCCAAAGGAATCGCGTAAATCCAGGATGGCGTTGGCGAGATCGGCCGGCACGACAAAGCCGCCGCCCGACCCGATGCTCTCGCCAGCGGCCTTGACGATGGCGACGGCGTTTTGTTTGCACCAGGTCGCGGCGCGGTCGTTGTCAAAGATCGTTGCCAGCAGCCATTGCCCGGCGCGTTGATACCGCGCCTCGGTCTCCGGCCCAGCTCCTGGAAATGCACGACGCTTCATGCGTTGCTCCTATGAGCCTTCCGGGCGGCCGCCGCCGTCCGAGTTGCCGGTCGATTGACTGCCAGCCGCGCCCATGTTCATCGGGAAGTGCAGCTGATCGGCGCCGGCATCTTTTGCCGGCGCCCAGCCGAGATCAATGCGGGCCTGGTTTGGCGTCGCCATCATCGACATGATGGCAATGCGCCAATTGTTGATGCGCGACGTCATGTCGGCGGTCGTCAGATCGGTGTAGTCGAACTCGACCGACAGACCGGCCTTACGCAGCCCGAAGGTCGACGACAGCTTGGCGCGCCAGCGGTTGGTGTAGCCGGTCAGCGTGAAGTTGATATACTCCTGCGCCATCTGCGCAATGTTGTTGTTGGTCGAGCGCGACAGTTCGCCGATCATGTGCGGCGGGATGCGAAAGATGCGGGCGACGTCCTGCAGCTGGAATTGCCGCGACGCGATGAACTCGAGATCGGACGACGTCATGCTGAAGGGCTGGAATTTCAGGCCCTGCTCGCCGATCACCATCTTTCCCGAGTTCTGCAGGCCCCGCCAGTTCGTCTCGATGTCAGCTTTCAGCCGCGCCTTGGTGTCGTCGTTGAGCTTCTGATCCGTCGTGAGCATGCCGCTCGGCTTGGCGCCGTTGCCCATCCAGCGCGCCGCTTGCTGCTCCTGCGCCAGCCCCAGCCCGATCGCCTCGCGCGCCAGAGAGATGCGCGACATGCCGAGCAGGCCGTCGAGCGAGAAGCCGCGAATGTGCAACATGTCTTCGGCGGGCAATAGCTGCTGCGAGCCGGCGAGCTGCGGCACAAGATCGTTGAGCAGCGCCTGCTCGTGGATGTTGTGCGCGAGCATCCGGTAGTAGAGCGCGCCCGTCGTCGCGACCCACTCCATGACGCGGTCGGGATTCCACGGGATCAGCGCAATCGGACGCCCGCGGCCATCGCGCTTGATGATCGCGTAACCATTGCCGCGCAGGATCAGCCCGATCTGCAGCATCTCGCGGAATTCGAGCCCGTTCATCCATTCGTTGGGCTCGTGCAGCAGGTCGTAGAGGAAATGATCAGTCGCTTCGGTACGCGATTTGTCGGCGGCGTGGCGGAACACAGACCATGGAAGCTTTGCAACGTCTTCGGCAAGCATCGTCGCGCAAGCGAGCACGGCCGAGGAATTGAGCGCCGAGAATTGGTTGATCGGGATGCCGGTGACACTCGGCGTCGAAATCCCGAGATCGCTCCACAGCCCGGCGTCATTGCTCGTGCCGCCGGCGGAGCGCTTGAACCAGCCTGCGATGCGCGCGCGAAGTCCCATGTCTCGCGCCCTCGCGGTCAGACCAGATCGACGATGAACAGCCCGCGATCTTTCGAATAGGCCGAACTGCCCTTAGGCTGCGGGTTGCGGATCATCACGTCCGCCGCGTCCCACAGCGCAAACACCGGATCGACCTTGGCGTCGCCGGCGTTCTGTTTGGTGGCGAGGATTGCCGAGCGCGTCGCCTCGATGCGCACATTGCCGACGCACCAGTTCATCATCCCGCTGGGCGCGTGCACCAACGAGCCGTTTTCAAGCTTACGCTCGGTCGTCTTGATCGCGCGCATCAGGCGCCAGCCCTGGCCGATGCCGACCAGCTGCTCGCTCGCATCGTTGACGCCGATCAGGTCGAGCTCGTCGACGAGTTCGCCGAACGGACCTTCGTTGTCGATCGCGACAGCGCCAAGGAGGCCGGCATCGTTGATGCGCGCGATGATGGCCACGATCTGATCGAGATCGTCGCGGGCATGCTCGACGATGGTCAGTTCGCCGTCGGCGGCGAAGCCTTCGAGGCGCGCAGCAATCGTCTGGCGTTTCTGCAGCACGATGCGATGGCACCATGCATGTGACCACAGCAGCCAGCGTTTGGTGCCGCGCTCGCGGCCGAGCACGGCGAGACCGAACAGATCGTCGAGACCGCCGCCGTCGGCGCCGACCAGAACGACCTCGCTGCGCTCAAGTAGCGTATCGAGCGTCAGTGTCTCGTCGACCGCGGTGAGCCAATGATCGGCGCCGGACCATGAATCGGATTTGAGACCGATACCGATCTCGATATTGAGGTGCTGACTCGCCCAGACGCGAACGGCGTGCTCGCCTTTGAGCTTCTCGCTTTCCCAATCCGCGACCAACGTGGGCAGGCCAACGGGTCGGCCCAGGTTGGGCATCACCATCGGCCAGAATTGAGGGTCGCCCCATTTGGCCTGGTCGAGTGCGATGTCCGTCGGCAGCTCGTAGAGCAACGGCAGCATCGGCCGTATCGTCTTGCCTTTGAGTTTGCCGTCGCGAATCTGCCGCGCCAGCTTGAGTTCGTCCTTGAACGCGCCGGCGGGAATATCGTCGCTCTGCGTCGTCGTGATCAGCAGCGCACCTTCCTCGCGCTTATCAAGGCCGCCACGGATCTGGCGCAGCACCTTCGTGGTGTGCGAGTTCCTGCCCAATAGATGCAGCTCGTCGAGCAGAACAAAAATCGGAAACGAGCCGGTCAGGATGTCGAGATTGAAGGTCTTCACCTTCATCTCCGAACGGTTGACCTTGTCGACGATGACCTTGTGGTAGTCCTGCGGATCAAACCGGCGCTGCAGGTCCGGCGACTTTTTGATCATCGCCGCGGCCTGGTCGAAGGCGCGATCGGAGATTGATTGCGTCGGACCGATGAACAGCGCTTCGGCGTTGCGCCGCTTGTTCATCAGCATGATGGCCAGCATCAGGCCGGCGCTGTAGGTCGTCTTCGATGACCCCTTCGGAGCGAGTGCGAAGATGTCCCGGATCTCACGGACGCGGCGTTCCGGAAACCACGAACCGAAGATCACGCGGACGATGTCGTGGAACCAGCGACCCGCTGCGTCCCGCAACTTGATCTCGTCGAGACCGTCCGGCAGCGGTAGCTCGTCGAAGAAAGCGGCGCCGAGGTCGGCCTCGGTTTTGTTGAGCGGTAGATCATCGGGAATGAGCGAACGGCCGGTACGCAGCCGATCTTCCCAATCCGGACAACTCAGATCCCACATCGCCGCATCAGTGCGCGGTGTCGGATTGGCGAGCAGCCATCAGGTTGCCGAGCGGTGTGCCGCGGTCGGGATTCTGCGCGGCGAGCAGGTCGGTTTCTTTCTTGCCGAGCTTCTGCTCTTTCGGACGGGCCGCGCCAGGCGCCGGCGCCGACTGGCCAATCGTCATCAGATCGTTCTTTTCCAGAAACGCCTGGAATTCGCGGATGGCCGAGACGTTGCCGGCCTGCACGCCGGCCCACAACTGCATCGCCATCGCGGCGTTGAGCCGATCACGCTGCTCGTCGCGGAGCTTGAGCTCGCGTCGGTAGGACTTGCGCAACGTCGGCGGCGTGATGCCGAGCCCGCTGGCGATGCGCACGTTGTTCCAACCGAGCGCGAGCAGCATCAGGACGCGGTTGCGGTTCTCCATCGTGGCGACGTGCTGCGGCCGGCCGCGGCGACCCCAATTATCCGGGACCGGGTCGCCGAAGAGATCAAAGCGTGAGGACGCCGGCAGCGCGCTTTCGGCGCCAGCCGCGGGTTCAGTTGACATCGAAAATTAAAGCCCTGTTCGGACCATGCCGCGCGGCACTTGTGGCCGAAACAAGCGGCTCACCCGGTGCAGGCAGCGGTCAAAAGTTGAGGCGGTGCAAAAAAAACCTGCGGATTTGGGCCATGCGGTTGCTGCTCCCAAAGGCGTCGAGGATTTAACCCCCCCTAGCCCTTGCGACCTTCGCGCGCACAGTCTTGAGCGTATGGTGCGCGCCGCATAAGCATTGACCGTTAGCTGGATCAAGGAGCGCGCCGCCGTCAGCTACCTCGACGATGTGGTCGGCAAACAGGCGATGTTCCGGCATTGCCTTCGAGCATCGCAGTCCGGCGTCGACCCACTGGCAACGATGCCCGGCTCGCTCGAGCACAGTCGCGCGCCAGGCGCGGTGGTCGGGTGTGGCGTAATGCGGGTCGGCTTGCTTCGGTTGCGGCGCGCTGATGCTGCCGCTGAACGGCTTGGCGAGCGGCGCGAGCCTGCGCATTGGTCGCTGATCCCGACAACGGCTTGGCGGCGCGCCTCGTCCTCCACGAACGAGCCGCACCGCCATTGAGCCGGTTCACATGGCGCTGATCCGTCGTTGGTGTAAACGCGAAGCGCCCCGAACCGTCTGGCCGGGGCGCGAATCGCAAGAGCAACACGATGGCAATTACCTGACTCTGATGTACCGTTGTGTCAAGGGCTGAGCCGTCACTCCGAATCGTGGCCTGAAAACGACGAAAAAGGGCGCAAATAGCGGTCGCTGGTTTCGTCGTATCTATCGCGCTGCCTCACGGGCCCGAGCGCCGGCCGCATCGCGCTCTTCAATTGAATGGCAACCTTATCCAGGAGGCGGATGACACATCGGCCGAGGGAGACCAATCGCTGATCGACGCCGAGCATGGCTTGCACCTGCTTGATCGTCTTCCTCTCACCCAGCACCCACACCAGGAGACGTTCGCCGGTGATGCGCTGGCTCGGCGTCAATTCTATCATACCGAGCCTATGGTGCAGCGTGCGGAGTTCGTCGCGCGCGTCGCCGCTTCTGTCGGTGTCGGGCTCGACGAAGCGGCCGCCGTCGACATGCTCCTTGCCCGGATCGATAGCACGCGCGCCGCCGATCTCGGCGAGTTCGTAGAGCGTCTGCCATCGCCGCGCCGCTTCAAGCCTTACATCGGCGATGGTCAGTGAAACGCGCTTTCGTTTCTCGTCATCGGTCAACAACTGGCCGCGGCGATGCATCTGGCCGATCGGGTCTTCGCGCAGCGACGTGACCTTCTCGGATCGCGTGCCATCGAATGGATCGATCACGGCGACGGTGCCGAGCCGATCGCAATCGCCGACATTAGGCTGATTGCCTTCACGCACGCGCGCCAATGCCGCGTCGAGCACGTCGTCGACGACTTTGCGTACGTTGTTCCGGCGCGTTCGTTTTTTTGTTCTGTCGCTCATCTGAATTTCCCCTCGCGCTTTGCCTATCCCACCACGCAAGCAACGCCGCCGCACGCACCGACACTGCGGGTAAATTGCCCGCTGTAAATCTCACTCCTTTTTTCGGTTTTCGATGATGAATTCGGTTATCGCCGTGGACAGCCGGAACCATTCGCCCTTGAGGCGGTCAGCGGCGAACCGGCGATGCAGTTCGCGCTCATCGCGCACATTGCCGCTAAAGGCCACGTGAACCTTGATCTCACTCGGATTACCGGTCGCGAAAGATCGTAGCCGGGCTTTTAGATCGCCGGTTATGCCGATCTTCACCCTGTCGTCGCCATCGAAGCCAATGATGTAGATTTGCTCAAGCCGTCGCGCGGGCTGCCGGCGAGCGCGGGGCTCACGGGATTGGTTTGCGAGCCACGCTTCCAAAATCTGGCATGTCTGATCGTAGGGCGTACCCTCGTAACGCTTCGACCAGCGCAACGTCGGATTCCATTGCAGATAGGCGACTTTTAGGAAGTCGAGCATCTGGCGAACCGACACAGCACCTTCATTCATCGCCTGATCACGATCGACTTGGAGCTTATCGATCAGACGGCCTAAATCGGCCGGAACGTCTAAATACGGATTTTGCACTGGTACTTTTGCCTGTTTCATCATGTGCCCCACCTGCCCCACCTATGGTCACAAGGTGGGGCGCACAGAAACACCGATGGCAGAGGCGTTTGCCCCACCTGCCCCACCTGCCCCACCTTTTTTAGAAGGTCAGAGTAAAAATCAGATGCCGTTAACACGCTTCGCTCTCCATACGAGTCCACATCGAGCATCACGACTCGCGCGCGTGCGCGCGCCCGCGAGGCACAAAGGTGGGGCAGGTGGGGCAGGTGGGGCAAAGTGCTGCAGCGCGCGGGTTTCTGCGCGCCCCACCTTGGGGTCGAGGTGGGGCCACGTGGGGCGCGAGAGAATAGATTTTTTTGCACAAAAACGCGGTTACAGCTTGACTTCATCGTCTTCCCTCTCACGCGACTCATCGGCGACTGGATCATCAGCGGGCCAGTCGACCGCCTGATTGACGATCTGCTCGAAATGCGCACGCGCTTCAGCGAGCGACGGCAGCATGTAACACCACACCCGCTTGAATGCGCCGCCGACCCCGTGTTCATCCTCGACCTGCACATTGCGCTTGCGGCGATCGACACCACCCGGCAAGAGCTTCGCCATTTTCATGCCGAAGACGGTTTCTTCCTGCTTGCGATGCACCCCGATTTGCTCGGCGGTCGCGATATAATCTGAAAACAACGATGTGCAGGCGACCTCGCGCTCCCAACCGCCGGCGCGTCGCGTCGACGTTCCCGACCGCAGTCTGCCAAACCACCAGCTTTCGACGGAATCGAGCGTCCTGATTTTTTGCTCAAGCAGAGCATCGGTGCGTGGCACCTTGCGCAGATCGACCGACGCAAGATCGAAGGCGAGCAGGTCAGCGAGCAGATGCTCGATGCCGCCGTTTTGCAGCTCAGCGTCCATCTCGCGAAAGTAGTCGTGATTTTGTGCGCATCGCGGATCGACATCGAGCACGGCGAACCGACGCTCGTCCTTGCCGGCGGGCACGACCCAGTCTTCATTCGACGTAAAGATCAGCCGCACGTAATTCGACAGCCATATCGGATCGACGCCCTTGGCCTCGATCGGCTGGCTCGGCGATGTGATCAAGCCCTTGAGCCTGCCCGCAGCCGCACGATCGCCGGCCCACACCGCCTCGTCGGCCTGCAGCAGCAAGCAGGTTGCCATGTGCGCGTTGAATTGCCCCGTGACATAGCGCGGATCATCGACGAGACAATAGTGCCGCGGAAAGATGCGGCCGATAACCTCGCCCACCTTAGTCTTGCCGGTGCCCATGCCGCCGCGAAGTACCAGCGCGACCCCGATGCGTTCGCGTGGCCGCTGCACCATATGGGCGAAAAAGCCGAATACCCAGGCGAAAAGCTTAGTGTCGCCGCTGCACACGTTGGTGAGCAGATGATCGCGGAACGTCTTATAGCGCTTCGCGTCGGGCACCTTAGCCGGTTTGATTGCAAAGCCCGTCCATAGATTCAGGTAACCTGGCGTACCGGGCGCAGCGTTGGAATCAGGAAAGAATTCGATGCCGCGATAGCTACGGCGCTGCGGCGACTTTCGCCAGGCATTGGCCCATGTGACCGCGACGATCTTGCCGCTGCGGTCGACGCGCTCGGTAAATTTGTTTTCGAACCATGCGTTAAAGGCATCGAGCGACAGCATGCGCTTTTGATCTTCGATCACTGAATTCGGCTGCTCCCAAAACACGACAGCCTTTGACCCCATGACAACGAACGCAAATTCACAGTTCAGATCGTCGACCGAAAAACCAAACGTGCGTGCCTCGGGCGGTTCGTCATCACCACCAGCACTCGCTTCAGCTTTCGGCTTTTTACGGGCGCCGGCTGTCGACGGCTTATCTGGACCGCGAGAGGAAGAGTCGGCAGCAAAATTGCCCGTCATGCTGTCTGCGCATGCCGCGCTATCCGACGAATTGTCCGGAGATTTTTGTTCTCCCAGGGCGTCATTTTCGCGCCGACTTTCACTCTCGCGGGCCAATTCCGCGCGCGCAGCAAAGCTGTTTTCGGCCGCAGCGTCGGATGGCGGCGGTTGCCCGCTCACAGAGGAAGACCGATCAGAGCGCCGCTGCCGCGGCGCACTTTTATGCGGGCTGACGGCAAGCGGGATCTCCGGTGCCTCGACCGGCGCCGCGGAGTCCACGATCGCTATGATGTGTTCCCAGCCTTCGGTCATGTTGATTATGCGGGTCTCTGAACGCTTGCCGGCGGCGGCCACGCATCGAGAAAAGCGGTCAGGTCGGCCTCATCGGCAAAGCCGAACCAGGTCCAGCCGTAGACCGTGGCGCTGCCGCGTTGCCATGAGCCAAAAATGTTGTGAATTGGCGAGGCCGGCGTGCCGCAACGCTCGCAGCACCACTCGATCATTTTGCGCTCGCGCTGCTCCCCGCAGCTGCCGGAGTAAGCATCAGCCATCCAAGGCGTGACCGACCAAACCTTGCGCATCAGATCGTTGCGCTCGACATCGCCGAGATCAAACGCCAGCGTGCGTCGATAAAGATCGGTGCCGATTTCGTCGCTCATGCCGCCCTCAACAGATCGTTGAAATCCATCCCGTCAGGTGCCCATGCGCAACGCACGGTGCGGCCGGTCTGGGTCACACTCTCGCTGTTGAGCGCGAAGCGCGTTGTCGCCCTGGCCAGCGCGCATTGCGTGGTGAAGCGGTCGCTGTCGCCGTCTCCGAGGAGAATCACATCGGTGATGCTGTCGGGAATGGCGATCGATGACGATGTGAGTTCGGGTGAAGGCCCGGGCACGCGCCTGGTGCGGCCGGCGGCGTCCTTCAGGCTCGGATGCGGCACGCTGTCGGCTGCCTTGCCGCCGATGTTGCCGAGATCGACGCCGGCCCAGAAAGCGCGATTGACCATGCCGAGCGCGTCGTTGTTACGGCGGAAATCCTCGCGCATCGCGTACCAGACCGACAGCACAGTCTCGATGCCTTCGCCGAGAACCAGCGTATGCGGCTTGAGGCTCATATGCGCCAAGCGGATGATGTTGCCGGCTTTCGAGCCGCGCACTTTCTTTGATGGCAACACCTCCTCGGCATCGGTGATCAGGGCCTTATTGCCCGGCCGATCGCCATCGATCCAGGTGATATGCACAGCGCGAAACGTGCCGGCGGTATCGACGATCGCCGCCAGCATCGCAGGACCGCGATAGACCACGCGCGGGCTTTTACGTCCGGCCTCGTTGTCTTCCTCGCCGTGGAAATAGGCGATTTCGGGCGCGTAGCGCAGCGGCACCCGATCGGGCAATTCGACGATGCCGCGTGCGGCGAGATAAGCCGCCGCCGGCGAACCCGCGATCTCTTTGCCGTTGTGCCATATCTCGAAGGCGGCGCGGCGCTCCTGCTCGCGGAAGCTTGCGGCGGATTTTTCGTTCTGCTCGCGACGGCGCGCCTGCTCGCGCTCGAGCTCTGCGGCGCGTTCGGCCGATGGTTCGCAGATCCCGCCGAGCTGCTCGATCGCCGCCGGAAAATCGATGGCCTCGCGCTTCATCACCAGCTTGACGACATCGCCGCCATCGGCGCAGACGGCGCAGACCCAGCCCTCGGCATCGCATTCGAATGATGTGGAATCTCGCGCCGCCGGATCGGGCGAATGCAGCGGGCACGGGCCGATCATGCGCTTGCCCTTGCGGCGCAGCTTGACCCAGCGGGCCGCGACCTGGTCGCAGGGATTACGCGCTTTCAGATCGGCGATGGCGGCTTCGGAGATCATGCCACAAGCCAGCCTTGCGGCAGATCAAAAAAACCTTGATGCCCGATCGCCGGCGGCGGCGGGATTAGCGGCTTCACGTCGCGCAATAGCCAAGCCCAGCGCCCTGGCGCGTAATCGCCGAAATCATCGATGCGGACCGTGAAGCAATCCGGCATCTGCCGGCTTGTCAGGCGCCGGACGACGCTTGCCGCTTCGACGGCAGTGCCTTTCGCGCGTTCACCGACCTGAAACGCCGCATCGAGCCGGGCGGTGCAGACGACGCAGCCAATCGGCATGACGCAGGCGCCGAACTTGCCCATGATTTCGTCGGCGGCATGCTCACCTCCCCATGAGGACTCCAGCCGCTCGGCGAGGCCGCCATGGTTGTCGAACTGGCCGTACATCAGGTCGGTCGCCATCTGGGCGGCATCCTTGTCGATCTTTTTCGCGGCGTGGATCGCGATCGTCGTGCCGATCAACTCGCGCGGCGGCGCCCAGCTGCGCGTTTCGAACGGCTTGGCGCCGCAAGCGATCAGCGAGGCCCATGGTTGCCAGAGTGAGATCGCCTTCATGTGGCCTTCCCCTTGTCTTTTTCTTCCCTGACGCGATCGACCATCCGCGCCACGGCGCGCAATTCCATGGCGCGCTTCAGTTCGCCCTGGTGGCGGAAGCGGCGCAGCCCTGGCGTCGCATTGACCAGCACCAGCGCGCGCTGGCTTTGCTCGATGCGTTCGGCTTCCTCGAGCGCGGCCGCGGCAAGCCGCGCATAGGTCAGCTTCTGGCAATCCGGCCGCGTGTCGCCGTCATCCCAGGCGAGCGCGCATTTCTCGCATTCCCAGGTACTGTCGGACAGCTTGAGGGCGACGCATGCGGGTTTTGTTTGATCGGTCATCATAGCAGCGCCTCCTGCACCGAAGGCTTCGGCTTTTCGATGAACAAATCGGGCTGCTTGAGGGCTTCGGATATGCGGCGGTGGGCGATCTCGAAATACTTGGGTTCGATCTCGATGCCGATGAATTTGCGGCCGAGCTTCACGGCGGCAACGCCTGTGGTGCCGCTGCCCATGAAGGGATCGAGGATGGTGTGGCAATCTTTCGGCAGTTGTTCAATGCACCATTTCATCAACGGCAGCGGCTTTTGTGTAGGATGGAATTTGCCTTCGCTCGCAAGCTGCGCATGAGCATAATTGAACGCTCTCGTCGGCTGATCAATTGTTGACCACGCCATCTCAACATGCCCGGACGTGAACTCGCGGACAATTTTATCCCAGATCAGCCAGCCACGACGCGGCGGAAGATCATAATAGTTGCCACCCCAAACAATCGCTTCCCGAGCAGCTTCAAGCGCAAGCGGCAATGCCGTCGAAATATCAGCATCCCATCTTGTTTGAACGCCACCGTCCGAAAGTTTCCATTTGCCTTTTGATGCCGCATTTCCTCCCTGCCACTTGTCATCAAGCCCGTACGGCGGATCAGTCACCACCGCATCGACCTTCGGCAGCGTCGATAGAATCTCCCTGCAATCACCCAGATAGAGCGTCACGCCTTCCGCGAGATGTTCGATGCGATCAGGCACGATGCGCCTCCTGACCCTTGCTCTCTGGCACGCGCACCTCGACACCCTGCCCCGGATAGAACACGCCTATCTGCGTCAGCCATTCCTCGACCTGGCGCACCACGGCAGAGCGCGCGATGACGGTGGAATCCGCCGGCACGAAGCGCTTCGGCACCCCGGGCAGCCACACCGCATAGCTCGCCTGGCCGCGATGGCCGGCAAAGCGCATCACCTCGCCGACATGCACGGCGCCGAGCGTCGCAACCTCGCGGCCCAGCTCCTCGCGCGTAAAAGTGAGGATCGGCGTCATTGCCACATCGCTGGCGCGCTATGGCGCGTTGCAAGCTCGCGACGGCAGGCCTGCAGGCGGCCAATGAATTCGTCGATCTGACGGTCGGGCAGGAGCGCGGTGGCGAACACCTCGCCGGCGCCGTCATAGAGGTTGATGTGGATGGCCGAGCATAAATCGCAGATGCCAAGGTTGATGGTGTTGGCCAGCAGGATGCCGATGTTTCGGCGCGTGTCGCTCATGACTCCGCAATCTCCCGCTTCGCCAAGAGATCGAGCAGCGTGCCGATCGGTCCGGCCGCCGTTCCGTCCGGCAGGCGCGTTACCGCATGCCGGATGACATCGAGCGGGCAGCCGTGCTGCAGCAGCAGCGACAGCACCACGGCGGCGTCACGGGCATGGGTCTGGAGCGCTGTGCCGGCTTTATTGACGTCAAGAAATACCTCGGCGATGCGATCGTCGCCGTAGAAGCCGACGCCGGCCTTGTAGCGAAAGCCGTCATGCTCGAAATCGAACGCCTCGTGCGCGCGGCGTTCGGGCAGTCGCGACCGGGTGCAACTCATGTCCGCACCTCATGCGGCAACGGCCGATCGAAACGGATGCGACGGCGCGCATAGTGTCTGCGCACGGCACGCTCGGGCTTTGGCTCGCGGGTTGTCCGCTTGCGCTCTTCGCGCTCGATGGCTTTGAGGATGCGGTGGGTGCGGGTGGTCATGCGGCACGCTCCGCTTTGTCGATGCGGGATGTTCGGCGCGGTGCCGCGTCGGCCATGAGGGCGCCGACGCAGGCCTTCATCTTTCGGACGGAAACCGCATTGCCGATCTGTTTGATCTGCTCGGTCTTGGTTCCGACAAAATCATAGGCTTTGCCGTCTGCGTCGAAGCCCATGGCGGCGGCGAGCTCGTGCGGCTCCAACATCCGGAACAGAATGTCGTAATGCGCGGTCGCCTCGATCAGGTCGACGTGGCCGGTGGCGGCTATCGTCGGCGCCGGCGCATCGACGCTGTGCACGCGCGGCGGCTGCCCTTCCCGCTCGCCGTGCTGGGCGACGATGAAGGCGAGCTCGCCGCGGTTGGCCGTCGTCAGGGTCGGCAGCGGATCGGCGTCAACGTCGCGCGCGCGCTGGCTGCGGTCGTCGTGCGTAACCGGCATGACGATGCCGAACCGCGCCTTGGCGGTGACGGTCGGCAGCGGTTGCGTCACGGTCTGGCACGTCTCGCCCGATCCGGAGCTGTAATAGGGCGAGATCAGCGCGTGCGAATGCTTGGCCACCTGAGACGGCGTCGGCTCGTCTGTCGACCGTGGTGCACCGCCGCCCTGGCGCGAGAGGATGAAAGGTTCGACGAGCATCGGCCGGGCGCAGCCCGGATCGACTGCGCCGGCACCTCCCGTCGTTATCGTCGGAAGTGGCTCGCCCGTAACGCGCGGCGCACCTCTGCTTCCGGTAGCAAAAATGAATGGCTCGATCAGATAGCCACCACCGCTTGTCGTAGGCGTCGGCGCGGGCTCGCACACCGGGCGAGTTTCGCCACGCGGTGCACTGTTGCGGTTGAGAATGATCGGCTGCGCCAACCCTACATGGTTGCCGTTCGCCGCGATCGCCGGCAGCGGCCCGTCAATGCTCTTGCCATCCATGTGGTTGCGCAGGATGACCAGAAACGGATCGGGCCATCTGAACTTGATCGCGCCGGCATAGATGCGCGCCAGTGTCTTCGGCGCCAGCGGCTTCTTGCGATTGAAGATCGACTTTCCCTTGATCGACCAGTCGATGATGTCGCGCGCCGGGCGCCACGGCTGCACGCCGGGAAACAATGCAAGCTTGCCGTCATCGCGGCGCATATGCGTCGGCGTCGGCCACGCCACCGGGCGGGCATCGTTGCGCGCCATCAGGATGAAGCGCTGGCGCGTCGTCGCGTCGCCGAAATCGGCGGCGTTGAGCTTCTTCCATTCAGGCTCGAAGCCGAGCCGCCGCAGCGTCTCAATCCAGGCCCGGAAATATTCGCCCTTGCGCGCCTTGACCGGCTTGCCGGTGCGCGGATCGACCGGACCCCAGCCGATGAATTCCCAGACGTTTTCGATGATGATGCGGCGAACGCGCAGTTCCGTGAGCCAGGTGATGATGTGCCATGGATCGGAGCGCTGCTGATCCGACGTGGGCTTGCCGCCGCGCGCGACCGAGTGATGCGTGCAGGTCGGAGACGCCATCAGCAAGTCGAGATAACCTTCCGGCACGATCAGGTGCGGGCGCACGGTGGCGATGTCCTGCACGTAATGGCGCGCCTCCGGATGATTGCGCTGGTGCGTCTCGATCGCCGTCGGCCAGTGATTGATGCAGACGAGTTCCATCTCGAGGCCGAGCTCGCGCAGCGCCCGCGCGCAGCCCGTCGACGAGCCGCCAGCGCCGCAGAGCAGATCAGCAACGAGCATCTTGCGCGTCATGCGGACACCGCATGCGGAGGGGTTTTTCCAAAGGGCCAAATCAGATTGCCGCGCGCCATGTTACAACTTGAGTGCGCGAGAACCTGGTTACCGCGATCGTTGCCGCCGCCGCGCGATCGAGGGATGAGATGATCGAAGGTCGTCCGCGCGAAATGCATCTTTTTCTGACACCAAAAACACAGACCGCGTTGCTCGGCGAAGAGTTCCGCCTTGCGCTTCCGCTTTCTCGACGAAGACATTCCAAACGGCCGCGTCATGCCGCCTTCGCCTCTGCTTGTTTCTTGTGCGGCACGCCATGCACGTCCCACAGCGGACCGCGATCGACCGCGTGCTTGCTCCTCACCGGGTGGGCCGTGAAACGCTCGCGATCATCGGCGCGCGTCAATGCATCGCGCTGGCCCGGCGGAATCCAGAACGGCGCGCGGGGCTGGCAATCTCTGGCCCAAACGAGCCAGATGTAGGCGGTAGCTGTCGAACCATCAGGTTCCCATCGGCCCTTGCAGAGATTGACGCGCTCGGCGAAGAAAGCGATCAGCGTCGGCGGGTGATCACGGAAGACGGCTTCGTAGCGCCCTGTCGTTTCCAGCCACTGCAGTCGCACGAACATGGCGACGCCGACGCGCGCAATATCGAGTGCGCGGAGCACAAAGTCTTCGGTCTTCTCAGCAAACGGCGGATTGGTGATGATCCAGTCGACGGGCTCGCAGAGAAAGTCGGCAGCCGCGGCATGAGCGCCGAGAAAATCGAACTCGTGCGCGCCGTAACCATAATCGTGGATGTCCGTCGGCATTACGGCGCGAAAGCGTTCGAGTAGCACTTCGGCAATGTGGCCCTCGCCGCACGCCGGCTCCCACACGAGTTGCCGCGATAGGGCGTCGACGCCATCGAGTTGTGCGAGCACAATCTCGAGCAGCGCGCGGGTCGCCCAGGGCGGTGTCGGAAAATAATCGAGGCTGTCATCGGGCTCCTTGCGCGATGCCATAATCGCGCGTGCGCCGTTGATCAGCGTTGCGCCGCCGGAGGTAATACGGTCGCGAACCGCAGCTACGCCCTGCTCAAATTCTTCCGATGGAAGCTCTGCAAGCCGCTGTGCGCGCGAGGATAGGTCGCGATCAATGCCGGCTTCATCGAGCCGAAACTGTCGTTGGCCCTCGACAGTTTCGGCAGATTTGCCCGGCCGGCCCTCTCGAATCCATCCACGCTCCTTAGCCGCCGCTATCAATTCGCCAAGGCGCCGCTCCGCGCGCGTCTGCACGTCGGTTGCTTCTGCGATCAGACGGCGGTCTTTAACTTGGCGTCCATAAAGCTTGACGTGCTCCATCTCGTCGGCGATCCGACGCACCTGGGTGAAGCTTTTTGCCTCGGCCAGCATCCGGCAAGCGGCGTCATAACGGACAAGCGCCGATGGTATCGGGCGGGAAGCATCAGGGCGCGCCGGGCGATGCTTCCCTTTTGGTCTAGCCAACCGAGGCTTACCACCCTGCCGAAGCTGCGCCCCTGCAGTCGATTTTCGCTTAGCTCCGCGCGTGCGGTTGATGAGCTCGCGCTGGCGCGGGGATTGTTTGGTGCGCTTTTTGCGGTATTCCAGCGCCATCCTATGCTTCCTTCGCCCGCGCCAAGAGCGCTTGCGCGTCCTCGCGCACGTCAGGAACGAGCGCGCCGATCAGCTTGTCCCACTTGGTGGCCATGCGGGCGTCGCCGGCGGCGCGGGCACGGAGCGCGCCTTCGGTCGCCTTGATCAGCGCCGGCGCGAAGCGGCAGACGATGTGCCGGTAGGCGGTCGAGGCCGCCGTCTCGTCGAGCTTCTGCGAGAGAAATGTCAGGTGCTCGCGCCGGTCGGCCGAGTCGGTGCAGGTCGGCTTGGCAAACACCTCGGCAGCGAAGGCCGTGATCTCGCCGAGCAATGTGACGTCGTCGTAGACGGTCATGTGGACGCCTTTGCGCCACCGCGCTTGCGGTTGCGATCAAACTTTTCCAGTTCGGCGAGGATCAGCGCGCCGGCGCGCACCAGGTCGCGGCGGAAATTCTGCGGCTTCCACCAATAATCCAACCACGGCCATGCGAAGGGAACGCGAATATCGCGAACGCCGCCGGGAATGACGGCATGCAAAGCGTAACAGGCGCCGGCGCGGGCCATCTCGCCCACGGCGTGGCCATCATCGTGCGTTGCAGACCAGCCTTCCACCTCGATCTGGCGGAAGCGCTCGGCGATGACCGCCGCCATCGCCGGCGATAGCGGCCGGCGGATGTGCAGCGCCTCGAACAGCCGGCGCAGACAGAACTGGCGCAGGATCGAAACGACGGTCATGAACACGGCGAACAGAAAATTCGCGCGCCATGGGATATCGACGCCGAGCAGCGGCAACACGATCGCCTGGCTCGCGATCGATAGCCCGAAGCCGACTGCGATATTGATCATCGCTTCGATCAGCGACATAGCGCGGGTTTGTTTCACGGTCGCCCTCGCGCAGATAGAACGCCTTCGAGATCGTGACCAAGATCAGCGGCATCGATCATCGCACCTGGCGGATCAGTCGGCAGCACCGAGAGCTCACCCGGGTGCCGCTTCGAGTCCAGATACATGGCGATCGCCAGTAGCGCGCCGAGCCCAAAGCAGAAGATGGCGCCGAGCATGACAAGCGCGATCCAGAACGGCTCGGTGGCGAACAGCATGATGGCAATGAAGCCCAGAACGATCATCACGATGTTGGACATGGCTATGCCGTCGGTTCGGGTTAGGCCGGACGCGGGACGCAACAAGGACCAACGATGAAGAGGAGAGAAGAACTGCTCGCGCTATTTGGCGGGCTTGTCGCAGCCACCGGGCGGCTTGGCGCCATTCGGCGCGATCGGCTCCATCACGCGGCGCTTGCCAATCTTTTCAAGTCGCGACACATCGAACCAATTGACCTGCGCTGATTTTTGCTCGCCGGATTTGTCGACCACGACAGGCGCCCGCAACAGCGCTTGAACACAGCCATAGAGATCGACGCCGATATGCTCGACGACGCCGGTGAAGCCGGTGACCTTGTCCTTGGCGTTCCACCCGAGAAGATCGATGTGCTTTTGCATTTTTGTTTACCTTGCCGTTGAATTTGGATGAGGGGACGCAACAACTGCCAGCACTGCAGAGAAGAAACGATTTAGATCGCTACAAACACTCGCCGATGATCTCGCGCTTGAGCGCGCCGATCTTGTCGTCCTGACCGACCGTCTCGCCGATCATGGCAACAATCCACCAGCGCTCGCCTTTCCATTTTGGCGGGATGAACGTGGCGTGGAGCGTGCCGTCCGAGCAGAGATTGAGCGGACCTGGCGCGGTGTGCACGATGCCCTGGGCCGCCGGCGCGATCGGCTTGCCACCATTCGACGGAAGCCCCTTCTCGTTCGATCGCCAGAAAGCGATCGTCGTTCCCTCGCGGCGCAGCGAAGCGAGCCGCGAGCGGAAAGTGTCTGGCCATTTCGATGCGAAAGCATCGACAGTGGCCAGCCAATATTCTTTCGAGCCGTAGCCGGAGCCGGAGCCGGAGCCGTCGCCGTAGCCGGAGCCGGAGCCGGAGCCGGAGCCGTCGCCGTAGCCGGAGCCGTCGCCGGAGCCGGAGCCGTAGCCGTCGCCGTAGCCGGAGCCGTCGCCGGAGCCGGAGCCGGAGCCGTAGCCGTCGCCGTAGCCGGAGCCGGAGCCGGAGCCGGAGCCGTCGCCGGAGCCGGAGCCGTCGCCGTCGCCGTAGCCGGAGCCGTCGCCGGAGCCGGAGCCGTCGCCGGAGCCGGAGCCGGAGCGACCAAATAATTTGGCGTCCGGGGCCGCGCCCCGGACGACGTTTACCGTCGCGGTTATTTCCACGGCGCGGACTCCCACGCCTTCACGGATTCTTCGCTGCATTCAGCGACGCAGGTGATGTCGCGAAGCTCGATGTTGGCGGACGGACCGACGCGGCAGCTGCCGACCGGGCCCGTGCTGGCGAGGCCGAGGAAGCCTTTCACCTTGCTGTCCCAGTACAGACAGTTGCGGGCCCCACGAAGCTTGATGGACGCGCCGTCGGTGGCCGCGGCGTAACCAAAAAACACGCCGCGATGGGTCGTGGTGACCACGACGGCGCGTTCTTTTTGTTTGCCCCGGTTAGGATGATTGATCATGCCTTATGCTCCACCCCTGAAATCCGCCGGGGCGCACGGTCAAGCAGCGCTGTGGCGAGACGGTCGCCGGACAGCGTCAATGTCAGGAATGGTCCGCGCAACGAGAGATCGTCACCAACAGACTGGCGATACCAAATCTCGATCAAGCCGCGCCGGCAGAGGTTCGGAACGAACTCGCGTTGCCAATCGGACTCGATCGATACCGGACGGCCGCCGCTGCGGCAGCGCAGCGAGCGCATGATGACGATCTGAGAATTGCTGAGGCGATTGCGCGTGCTCATGCGGACGCCTCAATCAGAAAGGATCGCGCGGAGCGGGAGGGCAGATGCGGACCGAGGAGGCGCCCAAGGGCCGGCAGACTCGACGCTCCGCGCGAAGGGGATCGGCTGGCGCCGGGGCATATGACGCGGTTACGCGCCGTTCCCGATGGAGGTTGACGCCGCGAAGCGGTGAACCCCCATGTATTTGACCCGGGCTGATGGATGCCAGCCTCTCGAAAGAGGACACGGGCGCCAGCCGAACTGAAAGAATGCGCGCTATAACGACCTTGACCACCATAGGCGTTGCCGACCGGCGGGGATGTGGAGGTCGTCTTTCTGAAACCCGAGGAGCGCGCAGCCCCGA